TCACCATTACATTGTACTTGCCTTACATCATATCTTAAATTTGAAATCATTAACATTTCATTATCGTCATATGATGATGGTAATAATTTTTTAAAAGCTGGAATACATGATGCTAATGTTAAAAATATTACAGTTAAAAGTAATACAGTAATCCATATTTTTAATCTTCTTCTTAGCCCTCGCATGCTAAACATGTATCCTCTTTTGTTAAATCTTTCATTTCAATTTCTTCAATAATTCTTCGTTCAATTTTCTTTGCGACTTTATCAGCTTTACCAATTTTTTCACTACGACAATAGTATAAAGTTTTTAAACCTTTTTTCCAAGCCATGAAATGACAAGCGTGCAGATATTTAACATCTGTATCTGGTCTAAAGAATAAATTAACTGATTGTGCTTGATCTATAAACTCTTGACGTATTGAAGCATGTTCTATAATCCAACGTTGATCTATTTCCATAGCTGTTTTAAAAGTTTCTTTTTCGTTATCTTTTAAAAATTCTAAGTGTTGAACTGAACCATCATTCATTATAATACTAGACCAAATTTTATCATAATCAAGTTTATCGTTTTTATCAATATATTTTTTTATTAATTTATCTAAGTACTTATTTTTATTTATAGACGCTCCAGAAAGAGTATCTTGTCTATAAACATTTGCTCTAAATGGTTCAATTGATGGTGATGTATTTCCCATTATGATAGAGGATGAAGCATTTGGTGCGATAGCCATTACATGAGAAAATCTTTGCCCTGTTCCAATCGCATCTGGTGCTTCACCTCTTTCTTTACCAAGTTTAATATTTGCTTTATCTAACAAATTTCTTATATGCATAAACATTCTTGTATTTGCAGAAACAGCCATAGCTGATTCCCATGGAATGTTTTTCATTTGTAAGTAAGCATGAAATCCGAGTGCACCAACTCCGATACTTCTTTCTCTTTCAGCTGAGTATTTTGCTCTTGATATAGCATTCGGAGCGTGAGATATAAAAAATGTAAGAACATTATCTAACATCTCTGCTATATCTGCTAAAAACTGGTCGTCTTTTTTCCATTCATCAAAATATTCTAAATTAACTGAAGATAAACAGCAAACAGCAGTTCTTTCAACACTTGTTGGTAATATAATTTCAGAACAAAGATTTGATTGATTAATTTTTAAATTTTTTGATTTTAGGAAAGAAGGAAGATTTTCGTTTGAGGTATCAATAAAATGAATATATGGTTCTCCAGTCATCATACGCATTTCTAATATACGTTGCCATAAATTTCTAGCACTTATATAAGTTTTAACTTCTTTTGTATGTGGATCACGTAAAGCCCATTTATCATCTGCATCTATATCTAACATACATTTTTCAATAAGTTCCATAAACTCATTTGGTATATTAATACCATGATGTATATTTAAACAACGAACATTTTGATCACCTGTTGGTTTTCTTATTTCTAAAAATTCAATTATATCAGGATGTGATATATCAAGATAAGCAGCATAAGAGCCTCTTCTTGTACGTCCTTGTCTATAAGCAAGTGTAGATGCATCATATATTTTTAAGTGTGGCAACACACCAGTTGATTTATCATCAGCTGATCTTATACCAAATCCTATACCAACTCCACCCCCAACCATTGACAACCAATTAGTTTCTGAAAGATTTTTAACTAATCCTTCAGCTGTATCTTCTATATAATTTAAAAAACAAGAAATTGGTAATCCTCTTTTGCTTCTTCCGAATGAAAGTATAGGAGTAGAATAAGATAACCAATGTTTTGAAGAATAGTCATAGAGTCTTTGAGCATGTTCTTTATTTGAAGAAAATGTTTTACTTACAAAAGCTAATCTTTGTTGAGGAGATGTTTCTTCATCTTTCATATAAGATTCTTTCATACGTTTTATTCCAGCATTATCGAATAAGGAATCACGAGTATAATCTACTCGTATGTCATTATAAATTTCTATTGTCATAAGCTACTATTTGTAATATTGAATTACGAAACTAAATCTATAAGTTGGAGCCGATGGATTTGGTGATGAAATACAATGTGGTATAGTACCATCAAAAAGTATTACTCTTCCTGGAATATAAAAAGAACAATATTCTAATTTACTCATATTCTGATTAGTAAACATAGTATAACCACCCCATTCAATATTCCATGTCATATTAGGATAGTATAATATAGTTCTTACATCATTCGATCCTGCAGCATCACAATGAAAACGGTTTTTATCATGAAGCGTACTTAAATTAACTCTTGCTTGAATAATCTCATATCCATTTAACATAGAAAGTATCTGCTTAGTTCCTTCTAAATTAAGGAAGTTTGATTGTTCTAATTGATTACTCGCAAGTAGATTACAATATAAATTAAAGTCACCTTTATATTCTAATCTTGGTGTGTCACTTCCATCTGTAGTAAAATGTCTTGTTGAACAAAAATGATAAAGTCTTTCTCTATCTGCTGCTGTGTATAGGTCATCAAATATAGTTAATTGTCTATTATCAATTTCTAAAAGAGTTTTATTCATTTTGTTTATCTTTTAATTCTTTCTCTTTTAAATTTTGTTCCGCTTTTCTTATAATATCAAGTGTCTCTGTTATATCTAACTTTTCAATACTAGACACATCTTTCATTAATTTATCTTGTTCAAGCACTAGTGCTTTATGTCGTTTTGCTAAGTCTGTAAAAAATTGAAACGTTTCTTCGTTATGACCTATTGTAAAATCTTTTATATTATATCTAGGCATTTAATCATCATCTCCATCTTTGAATTGTGATTCAATTAACAACATACGGTAATATAATATATCAAATGTTATGAAGTTTATAAACTGCATTAACATTGTAAACTGCATTTTAAATAAGTACTCAGGTATAATCCATATAACAAGACATAAACAAAAAAAGTAATGAACTCTTCTGTTTGCAGGTATAGTAAAAAATAACCAATTTAACATTTAATTATTCAGTAATTTCTTTTTCTTTTTTCTTTGTAAAGTCAGCTTTGACTACTGTAGGTGAAACAGCTTCTTTTGCTATTTTATCTAATTCATTTTGTATTTCTATTTTCTTGCTTGTAACTAAGTCAAGAGTATCATACTTTAAATTATCTATAAAGTTTTTAGCAGTATCAGCACCTAATTCTAAAACTAATAAATCTTTACCAGCAACTATCATCGCAGAAGCACAAGAGATAGCTTGTCTAGGTGTTTTAATATTCATAATTGATCTCCAAAGAGGTTGAAGAAGAACGTTTTGTTCTTGCTCTATACGTCTTTGTTGTTCTTGTATTTTAGTTATATCGATCGTATTATTATTGTCGCTCATGTTTCCTTTATATTTTACAACGTATCCATTTATTAAAAGCAAGTTCTGCCTCTAGACCACGATACGTATTTTCATTAATTAAATTTACTATATTTAATTTAGGTTGTTTTAAAACTATTTCATTTATATCTTTACCAGATATATTTGAAGGAAATAAACAAACTCCATAACCCAATTTCATACATTTATATATTGATTTACAAACCTCAACATTTCTTGGTTCATTATCTATTATTACGATTACTCTTTCTTTATTTTTTAAAAGTCTTTTACTATCAAAAGAAGTACCTGCAACAGCAACAGCATTTGGTAAAAACATACTATCGATTGGTCCTTCAACAGCATAAATAGTTTTACTTTCATCTAATTTATCTAAACCAAATATTTTTTCGTTTTTTTCATTTGTTTTAATTGTATAATACTTTGGTAACTCTTTTCCTAAAGTACGCCCCTGTATCGCAAGTAAATTCTTTTTCTTATCATAAAATGGTATTACTAATCTAGGATGATCTTCTTCAGTCGAAGCAAACTTTGGCGCAATATTTTCATTAACCCATTTTTTAAATGTATTAACCCAATATAAAGATGCAAAGTATTCAGTTGGTATTTTACGTTTTGATAAGTATTTTTGAACAGGGTGTTCACTTTGGAAAGAGGTTGCGCACTCAGCATTAGGAAGACCAGATATAATTTCTCTCTTATCTGTTCTCTTATCCTCTTGTTTAGGTTTGTCAAATTGGTCAAAGAAGTCTTTATTCGGTTCTTTAAAAAATCCGACTTTAGAATTGCTTTTATATTTTTCAATATTG